TTGCTCGTTGAGTTTTTCTTCCATTTCATCAAGTTTATCTACCATGCTCTCGATTACATCATATCTATCTTCAGGGATTGTTACATAATGATCTTCAAAAAGACCCTTCATTCCTTGGAGGAATGATTCGGTCATTTCAGTCTTAAGACCGTGCTCAATTGCGAGTGCATTTTCTTGAACCCACTCATCAGAAACATACTCAAGATATGCATCTACACGATCAATAAGCTCTTCTTTAATAAGTTGAACTTCTTCTACAAGTGATTCTTGATATTTTGCCTGCAGTTGCTCTTTAATAGATGCAACTTTTGTTTTGATAGCAGCTTCAAAAATGGTACGTGCCTTTTCTTGGAATTCTTCTGAAAGTTCTTCACCAGCAAGAAGGGCATTAACATCTTCATCGATGTCAAAACCTTCTTCTACTTCTTCTTCCTCTTCAGTTTCTTCCTCACCACCTTCTAATTCTTCGACTTCTTCAGTCTCTTCAACTGATTCATCTTCTACTAAGTCTTCATCATCCTCTGCTTCTTCCTTAACAGCACCCGCTGCAAGTTTTTTCATTGGATCAGCAGACTTAGCACCTTTATTTACAACGTCTTTTACTTGAGAAAGAGTTGCAGATGGTTCTTTTAGTTTGGCTGAATCGTCGTCTGACTTATAGTTTTCTGGGGTAGGACCACCCAAATCTTCCCAACTTCCAGTTTGTCCAGGGGCAATACCTGTTGACAACTTTGGCATTGGTTCAGACTTAGCAGCACCTTTAGTTACTACGTTTTCCATTTCTTGTAAATTGCTACCAACGGACATTTGTTTAGATCTTTGAATATAATCTATATTTATTTATAATTTATAGATTTGAAAGAAACTCATTGAAGAGATTGAGTTTGTGCTCTTCAAGTTTTCTTTGATCTACAAGAGTATTAATTCTTCTTTGAGTTTGTTCGGCAAGTCTTTCACGGAGAATTCCTCCTTCCCAAACCCACTCTTTACCTTCCATAATTCCCTGAACAAAAGCATCAGGTGCAGAAGGATCGGCAACGATATCAGCAGCAGTTGCTAGCATGAAATCTTCACCAACAATTTTATGACCTTCATTAGTCATCTTGAGTGAACCAACACCACGAGAAGAAACACCAAGACAAACTCCTTCACCGATGAGAGATTTTGCAATCTTACCCATAGGGGTTTCAAGAACTAATGCTTTTCCCATATAATTATTTCCTTCTCTGGTAAGAGAAACAATTTTATGAGATACACGATCAAGATTTACGGTTGGACCATCTGGATGTCCAAGTTCACCGAGAGCACGACCCTTCTGAATAAAATTCTCATCATATCTTTTTACTTCACGAGAAAGAGTTTCCATGGGATACATTCTACCATTTCTATTGCAGATGTTTCCTTGTAGGAAAACACCTTCAATATACATTTTTTTGGCAGAACCTTTACCTTCTACGATAAATTCTACTTTTTGAATTTCTTCTGTGATGAGTTTCATTTTTATTAATTGGTAAATCCTACTTTTGCTGCTTTAATTGCTGGAGTTGTATAGAACACATCAGTTGGAAGTTTTGCCAAAAACTCCACAGTATTTGCAGGTATACTGAAGAAAACACTAGATGCGGCACCGACAAAAGTTGAAATCCCAACCGTTGCAACACCACCAGTATTATTATGAAGTCTGACACATGTTGCCTGACTAATACTTGATGCTGTTCCTGGAGTAGTTGGAGTTGCAATTTCAGTCGCAACTATCTTAGTAATTTGCATTATTCTTCCTCTGTTTCTAATTCATCTTCGCCAAACATTATTCCGGCAACCACTGGTTTTAAGGAATCAATTTTTTCAGATGCTTTCGCAAACAATGCATTTTTAATGCTATCACTAATTTTTGATGCCGAAGAGTCAGTGGCAATCAAATTTACAATTTCTTCCATAAAAATTTAATACTGTTTATAGATGTATTTATATTTCTGCCTTTTTAATATCTTTTTGTAGTTCCGCATCAGTTACTGAACCTTGTCGGTCAAGATTTGGTTCTTCAGGAATATCACCCAAATCTCCCATTCCTCCCTCTTGAGGGAGGGGTTCTCCTGTAATTGGATCTACAGAATTTGGATCAGGAATAATTCCATCTGCAATTTCTTTTTCAATTTGTTGATCCATTTCAATAATTTCACTATCAGTTAGACGAAGAACTTTTTTACGAACCCATTCACTTGAATAATATTTTCCAATATAAGGTTCAATTGTTGCAAGAGTCCCTAATCTTTCATTCAAAAGTTCAGATTCTTTAAGTTCGGCAAATTGATTATCGTACAAAAAGTCATATTGGATGTGATCACTAATTTGTTCCCAGTCATCTGGACTTACAATATTTTTAAGAATTAATTGAGTTCTCAACATATCATTAAACATTTGAGAAAATCTTTTTCTTAAACGTCCAACAAATTTTGCAAACTTAAGTTCATCTCTTAATATTTCTGAGGATCTTCCCAAATTAAATCCACCATCACTTGCAATTCTTGATTCCGGAACTCCAAGTGCTCTGTAAAGTTTTTTCTGGAAGTATTCAATATCTGCAAGTTCTCCAAGATTTTGACCACCTGGTAAGGTTGTAATTTCTGTTCCCCTGCCACCTTCTCTTCTTGGAAGCCAGAAGTCCTCAAGCATACTCATAAACTTGCGATCATCTCTAATTTCACCAGTATTTGCATCATATACTAGTTTATTACGGTATCTCATCATAACATCTTTGAGATATTGTTCAGCCTTAACCTTAGGAAGATTACCTACGTCAATATAGAAAATACGACGTTCTGGTGCTCTTGATAGACGATAGATTACCAAAGAATCTTCAATCATTCTTAATTGATTGAGAGATTTAATTGCTTTATGTAAATATGAAAGAACTGTACCCCTATTTCTATCAACAAGTCCAGAGGTGCAATATGCCACTGAATCTTTTGAAATCTTAACTGAATTTTTTTGTTTACCTACTCCAGCATTAAATCCACTATAAGTTATTGATGGAGTATATAAGAAATATTCTTCTATTTCTGGTGAAATATTATTATAATTTGTGCCGTGCCCTTCAAAATCACTTACTGGATTAAATGTTTTATCTTTACCTTTCTTCTTTTCCTGCCGAATGAATTTAATCTTCATTGGGTCAATATATCTTAATTCTTTAATTCCTTCTTGAGGATTTTTAATATCAATAACCTTTAGATAGTATAATCTTCCATCAACATACCAGTTCCTAAAAATTTCATGACACTTTCTATCAAAGTCTAAAATTTCTTTAATATATCTGAATTCATTCCTGATTGTCTTTTTAAGTTTATCACTTGCATTTACATTAGACAGTTCAATTTCCACGGGTGAATCGTAAAGATCACTCACAATAGCTTCATTTACAACATCCTCAATGGCATTGTCACATTCTGGGTGTAATGCCATTTCACGATATCTTTTAAGCAGATCTTGTTCAGTTCTGTAGACTCCTTCAATATCAACATATTGACCATAAAATCCACTTGTCACATAATTATCAACCCCGTCCTCGTTATTTGGAGGTACGGGGGATACTATTGATTTAGATTTTTGTTCTTTATCTTCAATCGAAAAACCAAAAAGTTTCGCCATTTTATAAACTTAACTTGTTATTATGTACTATTTAGTTGATGTTTTCACCACCAGCATTAGGTGATCCACCTTTATATGCTTCCCACCAATGAACTTGCATTTCAACCGTGAATTCTTCAACAGTATCTGTAGTCTCATAACTTAGGTCAATTGTTGAAATATTGGTTGGGAAGATATCCCAGAACTTATATGATCTTAGGACAGATCCGTCACGATCTAGTTGATAAACAAATGCATCTGCCTGATAATCTACTGGGTTTGTGGCACCAGTTGCATCAGACATTTTGTTGATATAATTCATCCACTTTTCAAAAGCAGAACGAATAGCAAAATCAGTATCGTTGATAACTGTAATAGTCCATGTATCAAAAGTTCTGTCTCCAGCAATTTTAAGAATACGACCTCTAAAAGGAACTTCGATTGGAGTTACATTAGATGCTGGAAGTGCAGCTGCTTTTACAAGGAACCTTGCTTTTTGAAGAACTTCATTATCTATTTGCACTTCAGTTGGAAATGCAAGTTCAACTTCAAACAGATTAGGTCTTGCACCACCACCAGATAGCTTACTCTTGAAGTCAGTAATTTTTCTGAGTGGAATGTTATTTTGTTGTTGACGAGTTGCCATAGTTCTTAAACCTCTAAATTAATTAAACGTTACCAATTACTTCTTCAAAAGCAACACCAGTTCTGGTGGCAACGAAGGTAAGACCAATAAAGTTGATTGATCTTGCTGGTTTGATATAGATGTCAGCAACAAATTCATTATTATCAATCACAGCAGCAGTGTTGTTTGTTTCATCGCAAATTACGACGTAATCAAAGATTCCTCTTTTTGCCTGAACATCACGGAGGAATGGTTCGACAATATTGACAAAGTTGGTTCTTGTGATTTCATCATTGAACTCAAAGAGTTGATCTCTTGCAGCAGCAGAAATCGCATCTTCAAGGTAGATGAACAGACGACGAACGTTAATTCTGTCAAATGCTGATGCTTTTGAAAGACCGGTTTTGTCTCCGAAGAGAATAATACCAGATCCTGGTGAGAAGACTACTGGGTTAATTCTGTTGCTATAGAGACGATCTCTCTGTGTCTTCGATGGGTTGTATGCCAATTTAACGGCATTCAGAATTGCACCTCTTGTTGTTCCTGCAGGTGAGAACCATGGGAAGTTATTAATGTCATTACGGGCACAGAGACCAGCAACGTCACCATTTAAAGGAACATATCTGAAAGTATTTGCAAATCTGTCATACATGTACTTATAACCACTATCAAATATTGCATAAGAAGATGATGTAACGGGAGCAAAGAATCCAATTACGTTGGTCGTAATTGTATCATCATTTTCAATAGTAACCGTTCCTGCAGTTGTGTCAGTGATAAATGCTTGTCTATAAGGTGAAATAAATGCGACTGAATCTTTTCTAGTTTCAGCAACTGCAATCAACTTGTTGGCAAGTGCCTGTCCTTGCTCTTTAGAGTAATTTGCAGATCCCATCAGTAAGAAGTCTACAGAATAATTTTCTGTATTTTCAAACAGTCCGTATCCGGTTACAATTTTATCAAGATCTGCAGAAAGTGCTTCGGTTGTATTGAGATCAGTTTTTGAATTATAATCTGTACCACCAGTTAGTTTTTGATTATATGCACCAATTCCGTTGAAGATTGCTCCTTCAGCGTTTTGATCCCAAGCATTATCTGTTGCAAGAGTAAAACCAGATGAATAACCTGTTTGTACTGTTCCAGTTGGTTGAGATCCAGCAAAAAGATAGTTTGAATTTTGTGCGAGATACTTTCTCCAATATGAAGGAGACCCTGCAGAAAACTCGGCATCTTTTGCTTTTGAAAGTGAAAGATGCTTCTCAAGAATTGTTCCAGCATTTCCGGTAATTTTTCCATCACCATCAATCACAACA